ATTAGATAAAGTATCTGTAGTATTTGTACCTACTAAAGTTGTTGTAGTTGTTGGTAGTGTAATGGTACCTGTATTAGTAATAGAACCAATTACAGGTGCTGTAAGCGTTTTATTTGTAAGTGTCTGAGTTGCTGTAGTAGTTACAATGGTAGCACCACCAACAGTGCTATTAGCAGCTAGACTCGCTACACCTGATGTACTCAATGTTGTAAATGCTCCGGTACTTGGAGTTGTAGCTCCTATTGTACCATTAATATTTATATTATACTTTGTTGAGCTATCTACCCAAGTACTCCCATTATATTTTTCCCATCGGAATGATGCAGAGTTCCAACGAATAGAATTTGTTGGTATATTTGTAACAGTTGTTACAGCAGGGTCTAGATTAAATGCTAGGTCGTTTAACCTAGCATTTAAATCATCAATAACTACACTATATGTACTACCTATAGTGGGTGAAGCATGATTTGCCATTTAATTTCCTTAATACCCGCGAAGGCTCCAAGATACATTAGATGTAGCTGCATTTCCCAGATGGTCAAATACATATAGCCGCATCGAATTAGGGTAAAATAATAAATTTCCAGAGGTATTTGCTGTTGTCAGTAGTATTGTAAAAGTATTTGCATTTGGTACGGTATTAACTGTGTATACTCCGCTTGGTGCACTACCTGAAGTCATTGATGCTCTTATATTCATTCCAGCATATATGTTATGACTAGTATAGCTTACAGTACATACATTACCACTTATAGAATATGTAGCTTCTCTAATGTAATCAGAAAAATCATACACTGCATATAAGGGAGTAGTACCAGATGGGGCTACTAGTAGTGAAACAACGTCAATTATCTCTTTATTAAAGTTAACAATAGTACCAGAGGTACCGACAGCAGCATTACCACTGTCTGTTACCTGTTTTGCGTCTAATCTAATAGATGATGCATTTAATTGAAGTAAGTCACCTACTACAGATTGGGTAACTTCAATACGTACTTTAATATATCTAAAGTTCGAGACAAATATCTGAGTTCCTACATAGGCAGTATAGCTTACACCATCTAGGGATGTAGATATAGTTGTTACTATACTTGGAGTACCTGAAAGCATAGTAGAGCTAAGATTTGCTGTAATCTGACTACTACCTAAAACTGATCCATAATCAAAAATTTGCTCGTAATATCCAGAAGTTATACCAGGCTGTATATATATCGGATATCCAGCAGTTACCTGTGCTTGTGGACCTGCCCAACTATGCGAAGTAAAGTGCTGAGAAAATGTCTCGGTATTATTTACTGGAAGTATTAAAGATGCGCCGTCACTAGATGTTTTTGCATTACTATTTGTACTAGTTGTATAGTCAAGAAAGTATTCTGCATTAAATATAAAGTCAGGTGGCTGTGATATTTTACTTACTAGTGGCACAGACGGCGCCGATTCCCTACCATCTGTATCTACAGATACTAACCAATACGTGTAGTCTCCGCCTTGAAGTTCACTTATAGTTGTAAATGTACCAGACTTTGCACCAATTAAATCTGCTGTATCAAAATTTGCACCCTTTTTAAGTACTATATTAGATATAGGCAAGGTAGTTGGAGCAGGTAAGTCCCAGTAAATTAATACATTATTGTCAATAACCTGTGCACGTATATTAGTTGGTGGATTTGGTAAATACTTATCAACAAGCAGTTCTGCTTGTGAAGATTTAATACCTAACATATCTACGGTTTGAACTCTAAATGGTAGAGTACCTATCCAATTAGCTGGAAGTGTAATTGAGGTAGCTTTAGTATAGATAGTATTGCCATTAAATGTAACAATATATCCGTCTAATCCAAATGTAGTAGTAACAGCGCTCCAGGATACTGTAATAGTAGCACTACCTGTATCTGTACTAAAAACCACTGGCTCTGTTATGACAGGCGCTATAGGTCTATATACAGTATATGCTACAGTAGTATATCCTGTAGAGTAAGTATTACTACTATCTATACTCTTTAAATATAAGGATATAGTTTTTGGAAATGTATCGCCATCACTTACCAAAGGTCTAAGATCTAGAGTATATTGTGAAGATGAGCCTCTCCATAAAAAGCCACTAGAACCCCATCCAGTAGTACTGGTACGGAGTTCATAACCAGTTACCGGTAGGCTTGTTATAACTGTATCCGGCCAATCTAAAAATAATCCTGTTGTATATGTGCTCGCTACAATATTTGAAGGGGTATTTGGCTTTTGTTTAGTAACAGTAAATACTAAAGGATCAGAATATGTATCTAACTCATCTACTGCTATAATAGTTACTGTTGCATCGCCTTCCCATGTAACCCCAAGTTCCCAATCAGTAGTAAGTCTATCTACTTCAATAGTATTATTATACGGAATTGTATAATTAATAGATACTTTATAGTACTTAATAGGTAACTGAAATGTATCAGGTACAGAAGAATATGCTCCTGACTCCCATGTAAGTCTAACAGTATTTCCAGTAGAGCCTCCTGCAAATATATAACCTGTTAAGAGTTTTACTGGTGTTGGTGGCTTTATAATTGTGTATGAAACATTTATAGGTGTGGAGTATCCTAAATCTGTATCAAAAGCATATAGATCGTAAGATTTATATCCACTAGTTTTTTCAAAAATAGTAGCATTTTCTACATTACCCTTCCATACACCGTTTCCAGGTAATTCACCTGTATTTGTAATCTCATACCCAGCTATATTAAGACTTGTTACGCCAGGAGCATCCCATGATATTGATATAGCATTACTAGCATAAGATGTCTGAACATTTGATGGAGGCAACGGGTTTAACTTATTTAATTGAATATTAGTTGAGGATGTGCTTGCGTTTCCTAGTATATCTACGGCTTTCACTGAAATATTAGCGATACCTTCCCAATCTACTGGAATATACACTTTGTTGGCAAATATATCTATAGAGTATATTGAACTATTTGGCTTAACTACAGTTACAGTATAGTAACTTAATTTAAAATAAATATTTATGGGCGTATCCCACTGAATGAATGCCTGCGCAGTACTACTTATTGTATCTACAAATATAGCACTCACATTAGTAGGAACAGACGATGCCTGTACAGTGTGTTGAAATGAAATAGCCGCACCGTATACATTATTAGTATCATATGCAGCAATATACCAAGTATTAACCCCTAGTACGAATGATGTTAAAATTACTTCTGTAAGGGACCCTTTCCATACTGCCCCCGCTGAGCCAAAACCACTACTTGTAGTACGAATTTCGTATCCAGCAATAGGTAATCCATTTATACTCTGAGTAACTGGTTCCCATGTTGTACGTAATGCTGTACTCGAATAGGTAACCGATACTGTACCAACTACATTAGGAATATTTCTTTGTAAAACATATGTACTACTTAAATTACTAATAATTCCAAACCGGTCTACGCTTTGAACTGAAATATCGCACGAGCCTATCCAGTCTATATTAGTTGTAATATGTTTTGTTGTACTAATCAAAGTAGTATCAGTATATCCTACTGGTTTATCTAGTGAAATAATGTAGTGATCTATATCAAATGTACCAGGAGTTGCATCCCAGGTAATATCCAACTGACTTGTACCTGCAGTACTTAAGTAAGTACCTTGTATATTAATAGGAGCTCCTGGAGCAGTTAAATTAATCTCATGAATTAAAGCTGTCTGATTGTATGTATTACTAGTATCGAAGCATTTTATATAGTAGGTTGAATTTAGTTGAATATCTGATACTAAATAGGATGTGGCTAAACCTCTCCATATAAATGAACCAGTATTTGTACCCCACCCATCATCAGAGGACCTAACCTCAAAACCGCCTATAGCTAGACTAGTAATAGCTGGGGCAATCCAAGATAGTAATACGTTAGTTTTGCTTATATCATGAGATGACAGTAATATGTCATTAGGCCTATATTTAGATATATTACCTGTAAAGTTTGTGGAACTACTACGCTCTAGTATGTCTACAGTGGTAATAGAAATATCAGCTGTGCCTAACCAATCCGCTTGAAAAAGTATTGAGCCAGTATAATTATCTACGACTATAGGAGCGAATCCAGGTTTACTAAAAGTAACTCTATAATATTTTATAAGTATATCTGTACTTACTGCTGCATCCCAAGTAAACTCAACAAAAGCACCGAAGTTAGTACTGCTAAAATTACTAGATGTTAAACTAGTAATTTTATCTGGTAGAGCTCTACTTATAGTAGTACTTACTGAATTAGTGCTATACCTTTTTCCAGTATCTATAGCACGTATATATAGTGTTTGTGATACATCTGTAGAAATTACATCAAATAAAGTATTTTTACCTTTATATAAATATCCAGTATCTGTACCCCAATCCATATCAACACTACGAATCTCATACCCAAAAGTATCTAGTTCTTTATTGCTATCCCATGACAAAGTAGCAATACCTGTAGCCGGATTTAAACTATGAGTAAAGTTATACACATCTGCTGGTGGTGTTGTTTTACCTACTATATTATGTGTAGTTGCGCTTGACCATGGGCCGAGACGACCATCTAGTCCAACATACCTACTTTTTATTGAATATGTATTTCCCTCAAGTACATCTGAAAATGTAACCGAGGATATACTTATTGGAACTGTTTTTACTGTACTATAGAAATCTTCTGTATCTGCTTCTAATTTTATAGCGCACTCAATAAATTTCACATTGTATGGTAGACCAGACTGATTAGTAAAATTTATTTGAAGATTTGTTGATAAAACTCCTGGGCCTACTAAAGTTAGTACCGATTCGTCACTAATAACTGTTGAAATTATTGGTGATAATACCGTACTCTGATCTAATATTTCCCTAGGTTTTGTAATATTAGACGCATATGGAGGTATTACAAAGTTATTGCTTATATAGTCTACAGTGTATATTTCTGGAGAATAATCGTTTAAAGTAAGTTTAGCAGAATTATTGCTAAGAGGCTCAATACTCAGTACAACTAAATCATGGTCTTGCTGTGTTGAAGTACCTATTAATACTAAATCATCATCTATAGCCTCTGTATTGGTGAAAGGAGTCTCTGTAACTATATATGTATAATAACCATCAGCTAGCAAGGCCTCACCTGTTATAGGTATGGAGGCATTATCTGCAAAAACTAGTGGAACACTAACTGTTGAGCTTGTTGTAGATAATATAACTGCTTGTGTAATTGCGCCAACTAAGTCACCACCAACAATATTAAAAGAAATATTATCGTCTATTTGGAACGGATGTTCACCAATATCTATAGTTAAAATATTATTCAATACAGATGCGCTATTTATTGTAAATATTGATTTAATATTTGAAACTTTTGATGTTCCCTGAACTGATCTTATGCGAATTATATAAGAATTGGCTTGTTCTAGTAAAATTGCATTATCAATAATAAATTTTGTATCACTTAATTTTGAGCTAATTCTTCCATATCCAGCCCCCCACATAGGTATATCGTGAGTAATTTTAACTCGATCACCTCTGTTACATACTATATATTCTATATCGGTGTTTAGTGTATATACTTCTGGACGCAATACGGCTTGCGCCATATGCCAACGCAACATTCTTTGTGCCTGAAGGGGGTCTGTTATTCCGGGCAGCGAAATAGTTTCAAAAATACTTGAGTTTGTTACATCTTTGCCACTATTATATACTATTAACTCTTCTACATCATAGTTTTTTAACTCATTATTAATATTTACCTTTAAACCATCAGGTAATTTTGTAAGTTTCTTTGTAGATTCAAATCCCCAGCTATTACTAGGTGTAAAACATTGTACAATATCTGTCCTAGGCCTATCAATATTTACTGTCCATTTACCATCTACCATTGCTGGACTAGCCATACCTGCTGCAGCTATATCTCTTAAAGTATCTAAAACGCTTGTCGAACTACTTATAACCGCATTATAGGTTAATTTATTATCTTGGCAAAAATTTGACCAATCTTCTAGTGCAGGTATATTTATTTTTTGAGCAGCATTAGTAATCCTAAATGCATTACCCGGATGTTCCAGCACATATCTAAATAGGTGCGCAGGATTATTAGTTGTTGCATATACCCAAGTTTGTGTCGCTCTACTATATGCTAAACATATTGATGATACTAACCCGTTAATACCCTCTATATTACCGTTTAACTGATTTGAGGCTTTAATTTTTATAGCGGTTCTTGCAACCTTAACATTAGGTGGTAAAGATATTGCTGGTCTAAGTGTATATCCTGTAAATGTTTGTAAAGTTACTTCATGTAAATCCTGAATACCAGACGAAGGTTCGGCTAAATCACTATTAAGTCTACGTACCCTAATTTGGTATGTACCTGTACCATTACCTGTTAAATCGGTAGGTGTACCTATATACTCAGTATGAGTAAACGCATCTTTCTTTGCTACATAGTTTACTAATCCAAGACTTATAATAGTACTGTTTTTAGAGATAGATCCTGCTGATACTACAACTTGAGTAATATATGAATCTGCCCACCCCTCTTCACCTCCAATATACCTACTAATTGTTCTGGTAGCTGTACTTAGATTCAGTCCAGTGTAGGTAAATCCTGTAGTACCATGATTTGTAGTTATATTGTATACAGTACTTACACCATATATGCATATATAACCTAATTCTATATCTCCAGGGTTTAAATTTGGAAATCTTAGGGTACCACTTACAATTAGATTAGTTGGAGCTACACTGTATGGGTCCTTACATATACCACCTGATCTAAGACTAATTATACCGGCCGTATTTATAACTACTCTATGCCACTGGTAACCATAATTAGTAGTAACATAACCACTATCCCCCCACCACTCAGATGTATAGTATACAGCAGAAGGTAAGTCTAGCCTTGCTTCTGTAAATAGTCTAGAATTAGGATCTTTCCAGTCCTCTAAAGGAGTACCACCTGCATCTAGTGACCTAACCTGTAATTCTAGTTGACATTCTTTAGCTTGGTTTGTTCCGGCAGCACTTCCCATCGTTATTATTCTTCGTAACCCTCTAGGAAAGTAAAAGTTTACTGCTAACCTAGTGATTCCTTGCTCTAATAGTGTAGACTCTGTCCAAGGATTCCCATCTGTAGGATTATTAGTTAGAGTAATGCCTATAGCATTCTGTTTAACATCATTACAATATATTGAGTTAAAATTCCGTAACCCAGCATAATCATCTAATCCAATATCATCTCCAAGAGTTTCATACTGGACAGGTGCTCCAAACTGGTTTTCGTACTGGTCAATACTCGTATCCCCTATACGTATATCAGATACACGTACCGGACCAATACCCCAGCAGAGCATCATATTGTAGTAGCTATCTCTTTCACTGGACTCTACAAAGCCACTGGCCGCTAATGGAGGAGTAATTCGTGTGGTGCCAAGTACTACTGGAATTGGTTGATATAATGCTGCTCGATTTGACCTAGCCTGCATTAAATTTAATGCCTCAGTAGCACCAGGGTCTTGCATATTATTCTGTAATGGTTTAACAGGGAATATTGCATTTAACAACATTCCACCAACTAATTGAATACCGGCAGCTAAGACCCATCCGGCGGTACCCATAGTAGCAACAGTAACGGCTGTCCCAGTTGCGTAAGACATTAGACTTGCAGCCATTTGAGGAGCATATATAGCTATTACTACAAATGCTACCATTTTAAAAGCATCTTCGCCGGGAATAACTCGATACTCAATAATATCATTTACATGAATGATGGTATTGTAATTCTTTTGAGTTATTGGTGTACTATTTAAAAGTACAGTTACTCTATTGTATAATACTTCACGATCACCAGAGAAGTATTTAGCTTTTATACTATCAATAAGTTGTCCTATTGTAGTGCCTTCCTCAATGGGTAGCGTTATTCTAGTAGTAGATAAGGCTTCTGGCAAAACGGTTAGGTATGCAAAGTTACTGGCAGAATACTTATAGTATCCTACAATTCTTGAGCGCCAGTTAATGCTATTTAAAGATTCTACGACTGTGCCGCTTTTTCTACGAGTATGTATAAACTTATCGTTGCCTATATATACTCCTATATGTGTAGGCTCTCCTACAATTCTAAATAAAATAGAGTCACCAACTTTAAGCTCAGTTACTTGCTCCCATCCTTCAATATGAGCAGAAATAGCTTCACTTACAGTTGTGGTATTATGATATTCCTCAGCAAAGCTAGGTAGATCAATATTAAATTCATTCTTATAAATAAGGCGCACTAATCCCCAGCAATCAACGCCAGCGATATCTCTACCTTTTTCTTTATAAGGAATACCAATATACTTTGAAAACATAATTTAAAACAATCCAGGAAATATAGCCGGGGTAAAATAGTAACACGGAAACGGTTCTCTAGAATAATCAATCATATCTAGTGAGAAGGTTACTGCGCTCTCATTATACGTAATACCTGTTATATAGAAGTCCGAAAAGTACGCTTCTACAATATCTGGCGTACTTTTTAAAACTAATTCTAATAGTATTTTTGGAGGGGCCCCTAAATTACGAATAAGCGGGGTAATATACCTAGTAACATCGTTCAGGACAATACTGCATCTAGGGGCGGAATTGTCCTCTTCGGATGGCAATGTTATTGACATAGGCATAAATATAAAGTCATCAGACCTGCTAGTTACACCATACAATATATCTTCACTAGTTTCACTAAGTCTTTTTGTAAAATTATCTGCAACTCGTAATGTTGGCAGACTTGTTACTGGATCATATAAAGTTATTAGTGAAATAAATGTATCGTCGCTATTAGTACTAAAAACTGCCCGTATTGCTTCCGGGCTTAAGCTTGTTAATCTACTCATATTAATACTTCAATGCTTAGTTTAACACTATAAAACCCAGGCGCAATATGCTCAATGTAATACATAGAGTTCTCTGATGGTACTAACCGTACTTCGCTAACTACCCCTGTCCGTGGATGTAAGAAGCCAAAACGAGAGCTACATTTTATTGTATCGTATACAAAGGTTTCTAATGTAGCTACTTGTTCTGTAGTCATAATAAATGTTAGCTGCAGTACATTTGGCAATTTAAACCGTAATCGCTGCTTTGCAATACCGGAATCCATTGGTGTTCTAATTACCTTACTATTACTAGCTTCGGAAAACCCCTTTTGTGGTGATTGTGGCAACGCTGGAGGCCATACATAACTATAAGACACTACTATCTCCTTCTAATTACTGGGGGTAATCCAAACGTACGTTTTATATTATTTTGTACTGGACTATTACTACGAGCAATTTCTGAAGCTACTGCTTCACCAATAATTACTTCTATTTTTCTATTTCCGCGGTCATCGCTAGTTTCTTTAGTAGACGCCTTTTCGCCGCTGAAGTTATTAACTACTACTTCGACATTCTGTTGCGTACCACTACTTTGAACCCCTAACCTGCCCTGCTCATTCCTACGTAATGGTAGTATTGCTTCAGGACCGGCTTCTCCCATTAACCCGGTACCACTAGCAAATTTGAATAATGTAGGAGAAGAAACAATACTATTTGTAAAGCTGCCACCATTTGCAAAGGCGTGTAAAGTTTCTGGATATACACCACCTAGTGCCATTGCATTAAATCTAGCTCCGGAACCTGATAGGCTATATAAAGAACTACTACCTGCAGAAGCACCTGCAGAAGCACCTGCCCAAGGCATTGATTGCAGCATAAAACTGAAAAGCTGATTAGTAGTTTGCTGTACAGCTAGCCTAGCTAGACCTGTAAGCATTGAGTCAATCATGCTTGTGAAACTTAGCTCTCCGGTTTTTGCAAAATTTACTATGGCATCTGCCATATCATCAAAACCTTGTTTAAAGACCTCTTGATATTTAAGTTGTGTATCAGTAAGTTTTTTATACATACCATCTACATCTTGTATTTTGGTCTTTTGTATCTCTAGATTTCTAGTAGCTTCGGCTACTGCTGCCACGGCTGTATTAAAGCTATCCTGCTCTGAATCAAAAGATGTACCATTCTTTATTGCATTTTGTACGGCTAAAACATAAGTTTGCTTAGCTTTTATAACTTCTAACTCTTGTTCATTTAGTTGTACTGCAATAGTTTGTAAATCTAAAGTTTTTTGCAAGCTTAAAGTCTGTGCATCATAGTCGTCTTTTATTAGTGTACCACTATCTAATCTAAGCTGTAATAACTCTTGCTGATTTTGAGTTTCTGTTCTTAGAATATCAAGAGAGGCTTTTTGTACTGTAAGCTTATTTTCAGCATATGTTAGCTCGGACTGGTATAATTTATTATTATTTTCTAAAGTAAGTTCTTCACCAGCTATTGAATCTTTAGATTTTTCATTAGCTAGAGATATTGCTGATAGTCCGCTAGAGGTATTTGCCTCATTAATGGATTTATTGAGTCCAGCTCTTGCTGCTGACGAAGTACCGTTTTTAGACAGTACTGAAGCAGATACATAACCTTGTGCACCAAAAGCTGTGAGAGCATCTTTTGTTGCTTGAAGTTCGCGTAAGTCTCCCTGTGCAGCTTGTGTTTGTTTTAAGCGATCTTCATTACTTGCAGAACGGTATGCGGCTGTATTAGGTAAATTCTCTAATTTAAGTTGGGCTTCTTTAGTAGCATTACTAAGATTCTCTAAAAGATTACTAAATTCTACTCCGATCTGTTCGGCATTGATTTTTACTTTTGCTGCAGCTGCTTCTAAGTCTAACTGCCTTAGTTTTGCCTTAAAGGTTTCACTACGCTCTTTTATGCTTGTCTCTAATTTTGCAGCACTAGGAGCTAATAGAGCCTCTTGTGAAATAGGAGCATTTTTTAGTGTAGGAGTACCTGTGGCAACTAGTTGCTTATTGGAAAATTCTAGTGCCTTTGATACGCTCGATATCTTAGAATCTCTTAACGCCTGTGTCTCATTAGAGCCTAGCGGAGAGCTTTTTAGTTGCTCTAAAGAACTAGATAACGAGAAGTTTTCTAACTGAGCAGTATTACGTTCCTGAACTTCTATTAAATCATTTAGTAGAATTAATTTTTTTCTTTTTAAATCTATAGAGGCTAGATCTAAACGTAGTTGTTCTGCTAAACTTTCTTTAGTTTTTGGTAATACGGATAGTACTGAACTGGCGTACTTAATTTGGGCTTCTTTTATTACATTATTTGCTTCGTTACGTATTAAAGCTACACCCTTTCCAATGCTGTCTCTATCTAGTGAAGCCTTAACTTTAACTACTACTTCTGATTTTTTAAGTTTTATATTTTCTGCAAGTTGGTCATTACCAGACTTTACGGCTTTAGTATAAGCCTCGTCTAATTTAGACATTTCTACAGCTGCAATACTAAGACTCTGTACCGCTTCAGGTGTTAAAAATCTTAATTGTTCCGGATTTTTTAATATATCTGCTAATACTGTAGCTGAAGTAGCACTATCATCTAATGCCTTACTAATAGCTGTTGCATTTTTTATAAGTTCTGTACCAAATTTACTTATAGTAGAGCTAGAGTTTAGCTCTTTTTCCATATTTAGATAGGCATCTTCTATGCTCTTAAAACTATCCTTAACTGGTGTAAGTGTTTTAACGGTATCTGCTGAATGAGATGTAATTTCTTCTGCAAGTTTAGCTTGTTCCTGTAGTAATTTTTCTGTATCTTTTTTACTTAAACTAGCTAAAACAGAGGCTCTGCCACTTTCAGAAGAAAAGTCCTTTACGTTCTGTTTAATTACTTTATTTGATTTTACATATGCACTAGAGTATAACTCCGTAACTGCATCAGCATATTTCTTTTTTGCTGCAGGATCTGTTATAGCTTTTAATAAAACAGATATTTGGTCACCAGCAGCTTTTTGTGCATTAGAGGCAACATCTGCATTAAAAAGGCCTTTAAAAAAGTCCCCTACGTTATCTGTAAAAGAAGAGTTATCCAATACAGCAGTATAATCCTCTGCTAGCTTTTTACTTACACTTAGACTTTCTATTAATATGTTATTTTTCGCTATTGCTGAATCAATAGAAACAGTAGAACCATATTGTGCAAAAGTCTTATTTGCAGTTCTTAGTAGGTCCTCACTAGTAGCTATAGTATTATTAAACTCACCCAGTTGTTTAGTGTTCTTTCCAAATAGCATATCTATAACAGGTAGTGCTATAGCTAATGCCGCTAGTGGGCCAGTTACAAATGAGGCAACAGCGCTCGCAACATTTAAAAAACTCTTAGCAGCAATAGTTCCTGCAGCTTTAGCAAATGTTGCAGTCTGTGCTAAACCGCTGCCTAATACACTCACCTTATTCTGTTTTACGTTCTTTCTTCCATTTTCATCTGAACCAAAGCCATACATTGAAAATAGCTGCCCAAATGCTGTAAATCCACCTTGAGTATCTGCAGTCTCACCAAGCCTACTAACAATTCTAGAAGATATGGCTGAACGTTTTGCGGCTTGGGCCTCACGTTGTAGTTGTCTTATACGAGCTGTTGTTACTGTGGAGTTTGCCTCTTGTCTGAATTTTGTGTATAAATCTTCTGTATATTTATACCCTTCTTGAGAGTCCTCAATACTTTTATAGAATTTATTAAGTAGGGCCTTATCTCTACGATTGTTTACAGTTTTAGTAAATGCTTTTAGCTCAGCTAGCTCTTTAGTATCCCATTCACGAGAAGTATCTTTATTTTCGATTGCTGCCTTAACTAATGGAGGAAAGTTTAATTTACCTTTTCTATAACGTGCAGACACTAATTCTTCAAACTGTATCTTTTCATTCTCTAAAATTTCCGCTGCTTCATCATATGGACGAATTTTTGCACTTACAGATTTATCTATAGCTACAGCCCTTGCCCTTGCTGCATATTTAGATTTTCTAGTAGCTATTCTTGACTGCCTACTAGTATCTATTTCCATCAGCGAGCGCATTTCAGTTAATGCTGGTACTGCCTGTTTTAGAACTTTAGATACTAAAAAGCCGATAGCTAATGTGAGAGCTTTAGGACTCTCTGCGAGCTTCTCTAATAACGGGTTTAGCCCTTTACTAACAACATTTAATAGTTCAAAGGTAACATCCTTTAACGATGCTGTTAATTTATCAAATCCAGAGGTTGGTGTATTAATACTACTAAATTTAGTTTCTAATTCTGCTAAAACAGCATTTTTATACGCCGTGCGTCTTTCAAAATCAGTTAACTGAGATACTGACTTGCCGGTTTCTTTAGCATAAGTGGCAGAGGCTGCCCCTACTTTTGTAAATAATCCCAATTCATCAATTAATTCTGGTTCTAACTTAGTAATAGCTCTACTTAATCTACTAACTGCATCAGACATATTTAAACCTAATGCTGATGCGGCTTGTTTAGCTCCAGCACCTAAGCGTAAAAAGTCCTTGCTGGACATTCCACTACTTACAGCCTTTACAGCTGCTGACATAGCCTCTTTTGTGCTAATTGCATCGCCTGCAGCTGTTTTAAAATCTCTAGCTAAAGATAGAATATTCTTTCCTACGGTACCGCCTAATGAGGTCAGCCCCTCGTTCATTTTTGCGGTATCCATAGCGTCGGATAAGGCTCTATATGCTGCTGTAACTGCAAACATATTTGCAGCCCATGTAGCGTATAACCGTACCACTCCGCCAAGACCTTGGGCTTGATTAGCAAAATCTCTAGCACTAGCACCGGTTCTGGCTTCTACACCGCGTGATTGCCCATAAAGTCTGATCTGTTCAGACTGTGGAGACGGTGGAGAGACGGTAGCTTTACGCGGTTTTGCTGCTTTATCAAGCTCATTATTTAGTTCTCTAGCTGTACGAACTTGCTGTAATAAAGTATTACCTTTATCACGTATATTTAAGTTTATACTAACGGTAGTTCCTGCCATATATTTCTCCTAGTACAAACGAAAAAATTTGCACACATATTTTTAACTTTCTACATTATACCACTAAGGATAAGATTTGTCAATCCAAAATTTTGGCAACAAAAAACCCACTAGTTTTTGCTAGTGGGTTCTTTTTTATTTATCAGCTCGCTTCGTATATTGTCAAATATACGAATAAGTCTTAACATAAGTATTTTATCATCTACCTCTAATATATTAAAGATCTCAGATATACTTTGTAGATTTTTTCCTAAGTACCGTCCGCCGATAGGGTCGTAATTGTCTTGTAATAGACTATATACGTCTATAGCTTGTATTACTTCAATAGGAAGATCTTCTAATTCATAAGGTATATTTTCTTCTTCAATAGGGGTATTGAGCATTTCACACATTTCAAAATACTTCTCTTTGGTCATCCCAACGTCCATATTTTGAAGCATGTTCTTATATGCTTTACTTATTTCTTCGAGCTGTTCTTCGTAAAATTTGCTAAATCTGTCACAGTTTCTGTAATAAATGTATCAAAATCTGGAGAGTTCTTCATTAGATATAGTGCGTTCTCTTTACTAAACTCTAGAAAATCTTCTGGGTCTTGGCCACTTAAATCTACGGGAGCCAATGATTCTAGATAGCTAAGCTTTAGGCCTGACCATCCTTTAATAGCACTGTCTACATATAATTGTAAAAATAAGTCTTCGTTAAAATCTTCCGATGGCTGTCTATTTTTAATAGATATCTTTGTTGATTTTTTACGAATATTTAGCTGTGTTTCTCTTGAAAGAAAAGATACCGTAACCTTAAATCCCTCAAATCCAGGATACTCTACTTCTGTATCCTTAGAAGAAACCAAAATAGATTTTAATGAAAGTTGTGTCATATTATTATATAGTAAGTTAAAAAGAGGCGTCAGTGATCAAGCTGACGCCGTGCAGTATTATGCTGCGTAATACGTAATTGTAGCCTCATTAGCTGACGCAATATCGAAATTAGCACCTGAACTACCTTGGGCAGTAAAGTTAATAGATGTTGATACGACTTGCTCAGTATTAATTGTAGGTATAGACAATACGACAGCAGGGAGTTTTATTTCCATTCTGTTCGGATTTGTAACACCACCTAGCTCTAGCTGAATATAGTACTCAGGGTCTACATCAGTAGTACTACCTGCAAGTAAGGCAGTCATAAGTGCCGCCGAATTACCTGCACCAGTTTTTAGGTATGCATTAATACTTCCACTAATAGCACGTGTGCCAGTAAAGTAAGTGATAGGTTTATTAACAACACCTAGGTTTGCTGGAGTTAAGTACGAAATATTATTGCTAATAGTTACATTACCACCAGTAATAGCGACAGTATACGCTGTACCTGTACCGTTGATGCCTTGTTTTAGAGTTAGAGTAGATAATTTATTTGCAATATATCTTGCATCTACATTCTTACCTTCGGCTGTACCAGTAATACCTGCACCAAATGTAGGAGTAGCACCTGTTGTAACAGTTACACCCTCAATTTGTCTTACCGAAGTACCCTTACCTGCCCAAGCCACTTGAGTAATAGCATCTAATGCAAAGTCAATAGATGCACTATCTAAGGCACAATTATCAATAATGTATGTAACATTATCTACAACGATGATTAGACCAAATTTCTGAAGTTGGTGAGTATTAGAGCCAGAAAATGATACGACAGAGCTCGTAGGTCCTGTAGTCCATGCACCGCCACTATCTCTAGGAGATGTGCCGGCCAGTGCATTCCATAACAGTGATTCTTCACAAGTTATTTTGTCAGGAGTACCGTTAAGAAAGAAGGGGCGAACATATGACCCAAACGAAAAGTCAACAGGGTCTAGTGCAGTATTAAAACTTCTTTGACCGCGGGCTGGTGCTGAACCCGACTCACTCAGTGTAACTGTATCTGACTGAGTATTTTGAGAAAAACTGATGCCATCTAGCACCTGGATTTCGTGTGTAGTTGTATTGTCGTGCCCTGTGATAAGTACAGTACCTACCAGATCAACATTAGTTGTAAAGAATACTCTGGCGCTACGAATTAAATTTAATGCCATAATTTATTTCCTATAAAATTATCATAAGTACTATTATAGCACTTGATATTGAATTTGTAAATTAATTTCACCAACACCGTAAGGAGCCAGCAATCCCTCATCTGTTACAATAGAGGTTATCCTTGTATCTGTTACACTATTAGTGTCATCATATGTAAAGCAATAGTTTTTATCTATACACCTTTCAAGATTTTCTAAAATGTTTTCCAAATACTCCTGTGGCTCCTCTCCCTTTACATAAACTTTTATGCTAAGAGATAAGTATGCCCACTTAAATCCTCCGGGTAGGTATTCCCTAGATTCATTACCTGTAATTACAAATACAGAAGGGAAGTCTGATACCTCATCCCAAAACTGTAACTTGGCGGATACATTATTAAAAAGATTTACTGTATAGATACCGCTACCATCTATACCTTTTATTATATTTACTAGTGCGTTAGCTATTGATTTTCGTTTGCTCATAATAGTACGGCCCTTATCTTATCAATAGAGTTTTCTAGTAGTACTTGACGTATTGACTTGGCTATTAATAGTTTGGGATCTCTACTTCTTGGTACCTGTTGCGCCCAACCTTTAGAAAAGGTTTCGTAAGGATACTTCATATATGTGTAAAAAGCCGTAATCATACCTTCTCTAGACTGAGTGAGTTTTTTTACTTCTACAGATTCGGCGAAACGTCCAGTTCTTAAATTAAGAATATCTTTACGATCACCAGAGCCCATATTATTTTTTACATACTCACTTAATACAGTATTAAGAATATAATGTAAACTATATAAGGATTTTTCAATTACAGCCTTTTTCTTTGCTGACTTTACACCAAAGGCAATATATGGGGATGTAATTTTTGGTACTGGAGTAGCCTTTCGCTTAGCTACGGGAATATGTTTCTTAGCTGTAGCTGAAGAGACGCCGTTAGTAGTACGTTTTTTACCATCTATTGCTGAGGCTACTGCTTTTTCAACATGCTTAGATATAGGGTCACTACCTGGTGTAGTTATTAACTGATCATATAGCGTAATGCTTTTTACAATCTTATCTAACTCTACCCGTAATTCTGGAGAAATTCTTTTTTGTCCACTAAGCTCTAGTTGCCTTAGTTGTACATAGTCTCGTACCTGTACTAAACTATTTAATAATTTCTGTAAATTAACGTCACTAGGGTCTGGTGATGTTAATGATCTGAGTAAGCTACCAACAGCTTTTCCTGCAGAGCTTAACATGCGGCCAACATCTTGATTAGACTCCGAAACTTGAATTTCAGCGCTGAAATTAATACCTAGTTTAGTAGTACTTAAATTCTTTAAAGCTTTCGAAACTATATTAACATCGTTATATACATTACTAGATAATAGATCAGCAGCACTAACTAAATCCAAAATATTCTGGAATATTGGCTGGGCTGTAGAATTCTTTATACCAGCTATATTCTGTATATTACCAAATTCATCTAATCCTAGGTGCAGGGATTTTATAAATCTACCTGTAAAGACACCGACAAGGTGCCCAGAGTTTAGCATTTTCTTTAGTATTGTTTTAGCTTCTTTATGATGCTCTGGAGGTACTTGCTCTAGTATATATTCTTTAAATAATTTTAATAATGTATTTAATGGTACATTTTTTAAAATTAGAGAGTCTTTACTTTTTGACTCTAATGACTTAAATGCAGTAGCATTATCTACTGTTTCTGTATAGATAAAGTTATTATCTGCTACTTTGGTATATTCTGGAGTACCTATTACATAGGCAACAAAATCATCGTACTTAAGATTACCCAAAACATCTATTAGGATTGCATTATATACTTTGTGTTTAGTCAGATAGGCTTCCATTTCTGACTTTAGCTCTGCAAGCCCGCCACGCGTAAATACATTTTCTGTATTACCATTAGTTTTTACACGCAGCGCTCCTGTTGATGTTCTTAGAATATGATTTTCAACTATTCTGCTGGTAAGGGTAGGATTCCCTCTTTGTATTGAGCGTTGTAATGCGGAAATAACTCTCTTTTGCATTAATGCACTCATTGCACCAACACTCATGCCATTTCCTTATAGTAGTCTAATACTCTGCGAATATGTGCTGGCAATGCATTAGATATTGCATACTCTAATTGTACTGAGTTAGTTCCAGGAGCCTTAGGGCTATGCACTGCAGAGTCGTTTCGTAAATAGTAAGTAATTAAATCAAAAATAGCTAACTTTAGATCTTCTGGTATTCCATCTGGGTATCCACAAATATAGGATACGCGATATCCATTCGGTATTCGTGGCCACTCTTTATATAATGTACTATAAATACTGTAGGAATCATTAAACCAATCTAAATACTCCGTAAAAGTCTTACCATAATCCTCGCTATACTCTACAGATACTATTGATAGAGGCGTCTCTTTTAGAATTAAACAATCATACCCACCATGAAAGGTTTCTACTTTTGGGTCGTCAATATGTTTAGTAAAGCTTTTTTTACAAAAATTCCTTACAAATTCAGATACTTTAGGAATTAAACTATCTATGGTAGCATCTTGATTAGTACTAGAAATTCCTGCGTACGTTTTATATTCTTGGCGGGTTACTAGCATATTATTATCCTTATTGTTTTAAAAGAGCACCAAGATAATGCTCTTTTAAAACAGGAGAGTCCCCTCTCCTGTTAAAGCTTATTAAGCTACGTAACGTAGTGCACTTACACCAGCATTGGCAATGACTTGAGTCATACCAGTGCGCATACTTGCAACAAGAACCTTACGTTGAGTTTCAACTAGAGTGTCTTGGTCGATTCTCATACCTCTTTGGTTACCTAGCAAGAAGTTATTCTTGTTAACACAAAGAGCTGCTACTGCAGTAGCTGCTTTTGCAGCAAATTCGCCAGATACTAGAACTGGAGAGCTACCGATTGCACCGATTTGTCCAGTCAGCACAGTTGCATGAGTACCAACTTTATCCATTGTCTGGAACAGAGGGTCGTCTAGCAGGTCATAGTATACTTCAGTAGATACAAAATATACTAGATCTTGAGGGTCTAGACCCCATCCACCCATGTCCTTACGTAGAGATGTAAGAGCAGCTACACTACCAGAAGTAAAGCTGGTTCCAGCAACAGTGGCCTTGTCAATGTCGATGTTGTATGTACTAACAGCATCATACAGAGCGAGACCCTTAACAGGATCAGCACCTGCACCAGCACCGATTAGTAGGGCTTTGTCAATAGACTTAGCAACTCTGCGAACCATTGCATCACGTATAACCGGCATTAGAGCAATGATAGCGTCTTCTTCTTCTTCAAGAGCTAAATACTCGCGAGTAGCAACCTTATAAGCATTTAGCGTGATAGGTGTTAAGACGTGATTAGTAGTGTTACCTGAGGAAGCACCACCTGCATCACCAAACTGAGCATTTTGAACCCAGCTTGCATATCCAGCTTCAGGATTTACTGGTAGAGTCATTACGTTTGTCGTCATATTGATAGAACGTAATGTCGGAGCAACCACTAAGCGTCTACGTACTTCGTTTTCTAGCGTAGTAGAAACTTCAAGTTCCCATGTAGCGCTTGGTACGTGTGCACCAGCTTTTTCGATTACGCGTTTACCGAAATTTGTATTTTCGATAGACTTGCCCATAATCTTAGAAAGCAGATATGCGGTTTCTTTTTCTGTATAGTCTGCGTCAGTTTTTTCAGCTGTGCTGAAAGACATACGCGATTTTTGGATTGCTTCTAGTTCAGCTGACTTTTCTTTGATAACAGCTTCTAGGCCTTCTAAGGCTTTCTTGCTATTTTCAGTTTGTTCAGCTAGACGTTTTTCAACTTCTGCAAGCAGAGTTTCTGCTCCAGTAGTACTAGCTTCAACAGCTGCTTTTACTTTATTAGTAAACTCAGCTTCAGCTTTTTCAGCGGCTAGCTTGTCAGCAGCTGCTTTTTCTTGCGCAGCTAAAACTGCAGATGTTGCCTTTTCGGCAGCTTTTTCACTGGCGGCAGCCAATAGTTTTTCAAGTTCTTTAGGATCCATATTCCATTCCTTGGTTATAGAATTGCTTGCCGCTTTAGCGGTCGCAAATTGCATTTTATAAGAAGTATACTCTTCTTGGGTTTCAAATGATTTAGAAAGATTAAATAAAGTATTTTGGTTAGCTGGAACAGATACTACAGAGATTTCGTGTAGTTCTAGTTCGGTAATTAGAAAGATATCTGTAGCTTGATCGTACCTAGCGTCTTTAACGCTAAATCCGATACTAAATGCTGTTAGTACCCCATCTTTTATAAGATTAAAAGTATCCTCGGCTGCGGCCGAAATTCTTGCTTTAACCCACAACCCATTCTGATCTACTTTATGTTCAATAACTTTGCCGATAGGTTTTTTATGGTCATGGAACGCTAGAACGATTGGATTTTTTAGGTAATTTTCTAATCCGGCTTCCCAAACATTAGCTGGAACAACATCGCCGTGTCTATCTTTGTCATTTGTACTTGCATGGCCTTCGATAGTGATTGATGTTATTTCTTCGTCTGCTGTAGGAAGCGTTTTAATTAAGGCATCTACATATAGTAGTTTTTTCATGTATTTCCTTTATCAGGGCGACCCCCTTGAGTAGGGTCAACAGCAGACCCTGCTATATTTGCTGGAACTCGTATATTATCACAGTTTTCAACTGCTTCATACCGTAATTCAGCTCGTGCTTCGTTTGGTGTAATAATACCACCATTTACTAATGTTGTATAGTATCCGGCAATATCCTTTAGGTCTGGCTGTAATGCGCTTACGTTGGAAACAACGATATCTACATCATAACCGAAAAACCTTTCTAAAGCACTTACAAACTTTCGTGCTATAGGTAAGACTGTTTCTAGATAGAATAGTCTTAAGTTCGGAGAAATGTTAGCATTATTTCCACCAGCTAAGAGAATAGGAGGTACACCCAATGCTTGCAATAGTTTTTCCGAATGCGTTTTAATAGCAGTATCGAAATCCATATCCTTAAAGTTTGTACTAGCAAGAGGATAAGGTTTCATACCACTATCTAATATTACTGGTGTCCTAGCCCCATTTTTAGGGCTATAGAACTGTCTCCAGTATTTAATAGTCTTTTCTTTTGCGACATTAGACAGCGTATTATCTGTCACAAAAATAGTACCAAATACAGCACCATTAGAGAAAAAGCCGTCCTGAAAATCTAGCATATTATACAATGCTTTTATAGAACGACTAGCCGATACTAATCTACTAGTTCCTCTATAAATGCTAGAAGAACTAAGATCTCTAAAGTGAAATACTTCTTCTGGTTTAAAAGTAGTATTTAAATATGTATAGCTTTTTATAAATGTTTTCTCATCTGCGTTAATTACAACATTAGCTGCAGGTAAGTGGTATATAAATGCACCATCAAAGTATATAAAAGCATTTCCTTCTAATATGAAGTCTGTAAAAATTGCAGTTCTGAAATCTTGTACACTTTGATAAGGATTTGGTCTATAATTTAATAATGTATGTAATGATTTTTTCCTGATAGTAACTACGCTGGAGCTTAGACTGTCTTTTATATCATAGTCTAAACTAGCAACTGCGTTTACCAGCATACTGGTGCCGCGACTTAAGACTTCTACCTTATTAACCGCGTCTGCAGCTCTAATATCGTAATTGGTAGTTTCTTCAGGATTGCGCTGAGCGATCTCTCGCTGAGCAGGATTAAACTTTTCACGTAGCCATTTTAGCATGTTTTTCTTTCTGAATATTTATCCAGCTAACCTGCTTACTACTAGTCGATAGTGGAGGAGATTTTGTATAAATACTATGAAGTTTTACATGATGCATATTACATAGAGTGAATACCTGCTCATATATTTCTACCTTATGATCGGCAATAAACTCGTCTCTAACAGCTAAAATGCCTTCATCAGTAGTTATGTCATAACCCTTCTTCTTCGCCCAAGCATTAAGTAATAGAGTAACTGAAGAGGTATGGTGCAACTCTAAATTTTCTGTGCTACCACAAATATAACAGGAGCTTTGCTTATTATAAGCCCCTTTCGCTTTATCTCGAACCCATTTGACTGGTATTCTAACGTTTTTTGCCATATAATTATACCATAGGACCAAAAATTTGTCAACTAAAAATTTAATTTAGCCTTAAGTTGTGAATGAGTATAGTGCATATCGAAGCGCATCAGCCATGTGAGAATAGTCATCATGAACCGGAGTCTCTACTCGCTTCGCATCCCACCGATATTGGTCTAAACAAGCTATTGTATGTAGACAGTGTGGAGCCACTTTCAATCGATCTTGTTCTACAAGTGTCTGTACGAAAGCAATACCACTAAGTTTGCTTTTATTTGCCTTTATAGTTGGTATATCATACATATAAGCTAAATCCCCTGCAAACTGAGCAGCTGCAGAGTCAATAAATATGTTTTCTACCTCCCACTTTTTTATTAGACTATTAAATGCAGCAGCGTGGGTAGCAGTAGTGTTTCCAGATTCCTGATATTCGTCTACAACCCAGTAGCAATCAGTACTAGGATTATACGCTATAACTACAAAAGCCGTAGGGTCCTTATACCCAGGGTCGCAACCAGCAATTATCTCATCGTCACCAGGTTCATAATCTAGTACATTAGACGCAGAGAATGTAAAGATTTGACCCACGAATTCAGTAAATGAAGCATTGTACTCTTGCTCAAACTCTGCGCGGCTCATCGATTTTCGCGCTTCAGCCACATCAGATGCATTCATTCTAACATTTTCAGTATAATCAGCTTGTAATGAACACCATTCAGGATATTCATCATCAAAACCTCTCATAAAGAACTTAGAAAACCAGTTTTGTTTACCTCTAGGAGTGCTAATAAATATTGCTTTAGCAGTACTTTTATCTAATGTTGGCCTTAGTGCGACATTAAACGCTTCTTCGCCACCAGATGATAGTGCAGCTTCGTCAAAGATTATTAAATCATAACTACGACCAACGCAGCTATCAACAGTAGTAATAGAGCCCATTCTGATAGTTGATCCATTTGATAACTCTATAATTTTATCTTTTAAATTATCTCTAGAAGTTTCTAAATCAAAATGATTTATAAATTTACGTTGTAAATCAAAACTAATAGAGGACAAGTTGTAGTTTGGAGATATAATTAGTACATTCGAATTAGGTATTAAGCTAATAAGCTGACCAATTACATTAGCAATAAATGTTTTTCCCAATCTACGAGCAAATGCTGCGCACACAAATCTATGCCTAGGGTCGTTGATAGCATTTATTAACCCTATTTGTGGACGATTTAACGTCTCATCAATTCCTAGCAGTTTTATATAACTATTTATAGGTAATTTGATAAACCTTTCGCTAGGAGGGAAGGTTTCAATATACTCTATATTTACATATTTACGGCTTGTTACTATCATTTAATAATTTGCTAATAAGTTCACCATACTTAGAACCGTCTTGTAAGCCTAGACCACTATCATTAATCTGTACATTAACTTGATTTCTAATAGAAGTGTCGGACTGACGTAGCTTTTCTAAAGCTATTGATTTGTCAAGATATTCCATGCTCATCTTATGTGATAGAGCAAGCAAATCTGCGATATCTTTTGAGGACCCTACATCTGCTTCTTCTAGTTCTTGGAGCTTTTTCTGTATAAGTGTATCCATAGCCTCGCGTATTTTGTACCGATTATTATAACCAGTATCAAAAAATACATGATCTATGTAAGCTTTTACTTCTCTACGTGCTAGAATACTTTGTACAGTATCTGAGCCGATTTCTAGTGAGTCTGCGACTGCGCGTATATCTTGTAATTGTAGGTAGCAATTAGCGACCTCTAATGCTTCTGGAGCAATTTGTATAACTTCTGCAGGTAAATTTTGCATGTAACACTGCCTTTCTTCCCGAATTATACTACTAAAGCAGCCCTAGGGTCAAGTCAAAATTTTTCATGCTATGTGCAATTTACGGTGGCTGTCGGCGGCAATTTACGGCGGCAATTTACGGCGGCTTTTGGCACCGAAAGTGTTTTCAAACACGTTTTGTTGGAAATTTACTGTGGCAACTTATTGCAGTTGTTTTGGCACCGAAAGTACTTTCGAACACGTTTTGTTGGCAATTTACTACGGCACCGAAAGTACTTTCAAAAAATTACCCATGGTTTACGTAAAGGTGGGCGCATGGGCGATGGGCGCATGGGCAGTCTAATAACCGCCCCTAGCATAAATCCGGTAAAAAATCAACAAAAATATTTTATTTTTCTTTGCGCTAAATCAAAGAATTGCTAGATCATCATGGTATAGTTTGCCCATCGGTTGAGATCACTCACCGATACTTTGTAACCTAACCTTAAAGGATTTATCATGGGTGCAACCAAAACGGAAACGACGGTTAAGGCCGTCAACTATACTGCGGAGCAAACCGCAGAACTGGTGAATGCTTATAAAGCATCACCTACATCTGAAACCGTTGATGCTATGGCCACGAAGTTTGGCAAGAATCGGCGTTCGATCATTGCCAAGCTGACCCGCGAACGGGTTTACGTCAAGGCTGAATATACCGGGAAAACCGGGCAAAAACCAGTTTTCAAGGATGCTACAGCCGACAAAATCGGGGAATTGCTCCGCATGAACGAGGGTGATATTACATCACTCACCAAGGCCAATAAATCGGCACTTGTTGCGATTTTGAACGCGTTGATTGCCTGTACTGTAAACGGTGCGGGTGAGACCGTGGCGCTTTCGGAAAGCATGGCGTAAAGCAAAAACCGGACAAGGTTTCTACCCTTGTCCGGTATCGTATGCAAAAAGCACACGTAACGCTTAATCGGTTTTGGGATATTGCATTGCAAACCCAAAACCCGAAATATATGCAAAACCTTATTATTCCTGCACTCGCATGGAATAATAGGGTTCGCTCCGTTTTGGCGTATGCTGAGGCCGGGAAAAACCTAATCACTATTGGCACTTATAGCTATAGGATTAATCCTGATATTTATCACTCTGATATTATTGGGCATGAATTGGCGCATATTCTAGACTATCATTTATATGGTGAGCATTATCACCACCATAATAAAAATTGGGCAAAGATTATGCGTGATTTTGGACTAACCCCTAATAGGTGTTATGATGTTCATTGAGAAAATTGGCGTATCTGCGGGCATTGCTGGCGCGGTATTGATGGCGCTTAAACTGGCGCTATTGGGTTACGTGGGGTTTTTTGTTTCCTCTGCGCTACTGTCATTTACAGCATATCGCAATGGGCAAACCAATTTGCTTAAATTGCAGATTGTGTTTTTCTGGGTTAACCTTTTTGGGCTTTTCAATTATGCCAATTAAGCGCGTTCATATTTATGATCTTGACGGAACTATTATCGATAGTTCCCACAGATACCGCGCTATCAATGGCAGAATTGATTTACAATTCTGGCGCGATAATGAGCATTTAGCATATTCGGACAGTTTGCTACCATTAGCTAATCAGTATTGGCGAGATATTGCCGATACTGAATGCTTTACCATTATCGCAACTGCGCGGGTATTGTCAGAACCAGATAATCGGTTTATTCGGGATTTTCTCGGGATACCTAATCGGATTATCTCACGCAAAATTGATGATAATCAATCTGGCGCAATGCTGAAAATTAAGGGTATTATTGGCCTTTTCAATTTGCACGTTTTCAAACGCGCAGAGATTAAGGTATTCGAAGATAATATCCAATACCTAAAATCAATATGCGATGCACTAATGGCATATAATGTGCATGGCGTATATGTACCATCAATTCAAGGCCATTAAAATGAATACTCGCCCAATTTTGATTGATTATATTTTCGCTGCAATTATTGGCATAACCCTTGCTGCGGTTTTCATTTTCTTTTTCTAAGCAACATCATGGCCAAAAAACAATATTTTATGATTGTTGATACGGAATCGACAATTAATAACCTTGTTGCCGATTTTGCTGCAATTATTGTAGATTCTAAGGGTATCATTCATAATGAATGCGCGATATTGGTTAAAGGTATCTTTGACCAATATGATCTATTTCATAATACCGATTTAGAAGGTATCTGGACTAGGCGCAATCTAGAATCAAGGGTTACAGCATACACCGAAAAGCTGAAAACTGGAAAACGGTTATTTACTACTGTGGACAAAATCAACGCATGGCTTGAAAAAGCCAATACAAAATATGCGCCTACATTGACCGCATATAATCTGGCGTATGATGCTAATTTATGCGATGGCAGTAAAATCAATCTGGCGCAGTTTTCGGAAAGATTTTGTTTATGGCATGCAGCAACTGGTAATATCTGCAATACTCGCAAATACCATCAATTTGCATTGGAAAACCATTATTTCACTAAACCGACAAAATTGGGCAATATGTCGATTTTGACCAATGCTGAATGTGTGGCGCATTTTGTACGCGGTAAAAAAGATATTGAACCGCATACCGCGCGAGAGGATTTAGATTTTGAACTAGATATTTTCAAACACTTAATTAAAAAGCGAAAATATAAACAAGGAATAACCCCTTATAATTGGCGAGATCATCAGGTGAAAGCCCATTATAAAGCAAAATAATTAAAACAAAATAAACCCTAGGATTAAACCCCTAGGGTTTTTTATTGCCTGAAAATATATTATTTACCGGATAATATATTATCCCGAATAATATATTTGCGCCAAACTATTATATAAGACACATTATATAATACTTACCGCGAGTATGTCCTACATAATATCATTATTATATAGGACCCATTATATAATACCATGCAACTATTATATAAGACCCATTATATAATACCATGCAACTATTATATAATAGTATCTCGCAGCGCTCCGCGCTGCGCCAGTGCGAAATCTCAAGTGGAAAAATTTAATCGTAGTACGTGCGCCAGTGCGAAATATCAAGTGCAAAAACTTAGTCGTCGGTATGCGCCAATATTATACCTTAGCCAAATACTTTTTGTCAAGAGCATGTTTCTGACCCTAAAATGCAGCAAGCGGAGCGAGTCTGGAAAAATGTGGCAATTATATGAAGCCCTAGGGTCAGAGCAATTTAACAATCCAGAGCAATTTAACAATTCGGTGCAATTTAACAATTCGGAGCAACTCCAGTGCAATTTCTACCCCAAATTGCTACAGCCATAGGGTCAAATAAAAAAGCCGCCTTGATATTGTAATCAAGGCGGCCTATAATAGACGTTATCAAAGGAGAAAAGCTATGGAAACTAATGTACTAGACCTGGTTCGTATTTTTGGTGTTGTTCATTTCTATGATCTGGCAACCACTGAACAAGTGCGGGAATTTGAACGCCTGGTATTGTACAGTGAAAATGCTAAGAAGCTGGATGAACTCCAAGAAATCCAGACTTGCGAAGAATATCAGTAAGCTATATAATTTAATCTTTAACAAGGAAACAAACTATGTCGAAGCTCTATACCCCCGAACTGACTGCGAAAATTGTTGGTGAATACGTTTCTGGTAAATCCGTGGATGCTCTCGCTGCTGAAAACGCACTCAGTGTGCGCTCGGTGCGCGCAAAGCTGGTGCGTGAAAAGGTTTACCAGTCGTCCACAGCGAAAGTGGCAACTCAGCGTACTACTAAGCGTGAAAACCTCAGCAAAATTGAGTCGCTCACCAATTTGCCCAGCAAGTCTCTTGACTCGCTGGTCTCCGCAAACAGCAGTGCAATTAGTCTGCTGCTGACTTGGATTCAAGCGCGGCAACAATCGTAATAAGAATGCGTTTGTTGACTTTTTCTAGAGAATCTAGGTTTTCTAGACTTATATTGAGTAATTCTGACAATTTTTCAATATAAGAGGACTTTTTTACAGAAGGCTCTCCTAACTTTGTTAGGTAGGGCCTTTTTTTATACAAATTTAAAGAAGCCAGTTTTGCAATTACTGACTTCTGCGGCACGTTCAAATTCTCTGCGATTTGCTCAACAGGGATTCCTGCGGTGTAGTCTTCAATTAGTTTGAGTGTAAGTTCTTTACTGTAACGCATATATGTTAATTAGTGGATCTGGTGTATTATCCCAGTTACTAGGGTCAAGAATCATATAAGAAGTGCGCAAGCTCGGGTGTGCCACCCAGATTTGCGCGAGCATTGTTTGAGCTAGAACAGGAAGACCGCCTAGTGCGGTTTCTTTTATTCCTGAAAGTCTCCAAGTTGTAGTAGCATTCTGAACCTGCCCCATTTTAGGGCCAGTTTTGATAGTTAATCCAATTTCGCGAGCTTCCAGAATATCTTCTCGTGTAATTCCAGAAATGTCACAAGTCATAGCATCGTACAAATTTTTGGGTACGAGCATATTTAAGCCCTCTGTAGACCATTTTGAGTATGGCACATTCTGGTACTGCTTTATACCAGCTAGAATTAATGGTACTAGAGCGCTATATTGTGGCAAAACTGATTGCTGTTTAATTAAATCTCCACGATTTCTATTTACAGCTAAATCCCATAAGTGGCGATTTTCCTCTGAAATATTGTATTTTGCTGTAGCCCTAGGGTCAATTAAGCCGTTATCCCGATATTTGAGTTTGAAAGTTCCGAAGGCCGCACAAAGCTGGGCTGGGAGCCAGGATTGGTGTGGCCATAAAGGAACGCTGAAATCTTTTATTGCTGAAAGTTGTTTTAACATATCTGATATTATACACTAGGGCAGTTATATAATCAAGACAAAAAATTCTGACCCTAGGGCTGTAGCAAGTTGGAGCAATTTATCTAAGTGGGGGCTAATTTGTGCAGTGCAGCAATTTAAGCTAATTTGTGCAGTGCAGCAAATTTGTGCAGTGCAGCAAATCTACGCAGCCCTAGGGTCAAAAAATTTTTGGCAAAATTAAAAATTTATTACTCAACCTGCCTTCGAAATTGTTAGTCTAAAACCTAGATTTATTACTAGAAATGGAATGCAAAATAACATGAAATTGCTATACCGAAAAAATTCAAGGTATGGTAGTAGCTTGAAAAATTTTTAAATAAATTTAGCACCCAAAGTGCTGTAGAAAAATTTTTAGGGTCAATTTTTAGGCTTTTTATAATAGGCAGATGGTAGTAATAAATACAATGTATTATACAGGTTATAGCCCTCTAAAAATTCTTTTGGCACCCAAAGTGCTGTAGAAAAATTTTTAGGGTCAATTTTTAGGCTTTTTATAATAGGCAGATGGTAGTAATAAATACAATGCTCTGACCCTAGGGCCATAGTAGATATAGTAGATATAGTAGATATAGTAGATATAGTAATTTACCTAGAGTATATTGACCCTAGGGCTATAGCAATCTCAGCAATCATAATAACTATAGCAATAATCCTAGAGTATATTGACCCTAGGGATATAGTAATCCTAGAATCAACCTAGGAAACAGATCGTGCAAAGTCCATACTTGGCAGATCGATACAATTTACCCAAGTCTTACAAGGTTAAACTCCTTGAATTAACTCCAAATCATCGATTTCCTTTAGAAATTCAAAAAATCAACAAACATAGGTATCCTGTATTATGCATTGCTATCTACCCGGCAGATTTGTATAATCTCACCCAATCACCTGGTCTTGCTGCGGGCTGAGCCTCGCGTCCAGGTTTGTGAATGATTCTACAATCTGCCGGTTTAGTATTCGGTAGAATATAACCTATATTATAGCACACTTTTTAGCGATATTCAAGCCAATTTTTTGCTAGGGTTAATGAAATCTTGCGAATTTTGAGGGCTGAGTAAAATTTTTATTTTTTATTGGCTGGTTATGGCTGACCCTAGGGCTGTAGCAGACTATAGTTGACTGTAATTGACCCTAGGGCTGTAGCAGACTATAGTTGACTGTAATTGACCCTAGGGCTGTAACAGACTATAGTTGACTGTAATTGACCCTAGGGCTGTAACAATCACAGCAGGCTTAAGTCTCTAGTAGTTTTCTATACTGCACCCAGCCTTGCAGATTGCCAGACCATTTATTATTATTCATATCTACATGAGATACACCGTAAAAACCCTCAATAGGTGTTGCTTGATGTTCTAGAGGACTGGCATGCATAGGGTCAGAATACACTAATCTCTTAATAATATCTCTAGCCTTCTCAATACTAGGGTCATTCTTTCTATATGACACCTGAGCACAACAGGAGACCGATATATCTCTAGCCTCTTCTAGCGAATACTCTACTCCACTAGAATAATACTTGCCATCTATAAAATCAATGTAAGGTAAATGCCACTGACCTGGTAGCAGCTTAGTAGGTATTGAATTATTTAGTGCATCTCTAATACCTTCAGCTAATACCCTAAACTCTGGCTGAGCATCTTTATGAGTTCTTAAATACAGAAAGTTGCTCCACTCTGTTCCAGATATAACTGTTTTCATTAGCATCCAAGGTTCAGTAATGCGGTTCAATATCTGTTTATGAACTCCTAGCTCTGCTAACTCATCTCTGAATTTAATTGCTGAGTCTCTTGCCTTAAACCAGATATCTCTAGCACTATCTTTATCTTCAATCTCTTCTTTAGCTTGCATACCTGGCTGGTTTTTGCCCCACTCTGATGGCTCCGCCGTCAAGACCGTGGCATTTTTAGGTATTGCTCTGCTTGAAGAGCTGTTTTTTGATAACATTCTGTGAGTATTTACCTCCGCCAGAATAAATCTTGGATACTCTATCTCTAGAGTAACCATTCTGTTTCCTGACGTATTAACACTATCTGCTAGAACTTTAATCATAAAATAAATGGTTTCCTATTTGAACAATAAACCGTCGCTGTTTGGCCCACTTCGGGGCAACATTGACGGAATGAAAATGAGTTGCTTTAAAATAGTTTTTAGTGTTTAGTGCTTCTTTTGCAACTCGCATAGCAGCTAACCACTCTTCTTTTACTACATTAGTTGAATAGTTAAGAGTCCAAGAGAACTGATACTTTTCAAATACAGCATCGCATACTGATCTATTTTTACTACGATTTAGGGTGACAAAAGCAACTGCTAACTGCCCTGCTTTAGGCTCACCTTTAGCTTCATAGTATATGTTTTGGGTTAAACAATGTAAATCATTAGCTCTAGCATGAAAACTAAGTAACATAAGGATGATAAGGAATAATAGTCTCATTACATGATTATACTATAAATGGGGAGAGAAATCAAGCCAAAATTTGTTTTGGTAGTTATGAAATTTTGAGCTTGCTTATCTATAGCTATAGTGCTATAATAGATAATTTAAAGCGGCAAATATAAATTCTTAAATGTCTATTACTTTCGAAAATGGGTATAATGCTGCAGGACGCACTACAGTTACTGACGGTGAGAAGCAAGAGTGGTGGTCGACTGAGTGTACTAATGGCCCTGCGATCATTGACGGTGGCTGGCGTCTAAACGGAAACCTATGCACTAATGTTCCCGCAATTATCAGCGGTGAAAAGCAAGAGTGG